ATGGTCGAAGAGACAGCGCCTACCAAGATGGCGCTGGTCAAATAACGCGGGATAAAAAAAGCCCGTCTACTGACGGGCTTAAAAGTAGGGCGGGAGGCCCAACTTGAGGAGAAGTTCCAACACTACAAGTCTAACATTTCACCAATCAGCCATGCAAGCAGTGCACCTAAGATAATTATCAGCATAGTGGCATGGTCCAAGTGCGGAAGGCTTGTTGCTTCGCCATGGTATCGGCGCACTCTTTCGAGGGTGGTATCCATCCATGCCTGCGCCACACCTGTTCGACGGGAATACACCAGTCGCGCGGGTCGATCTGACAGTTCATCAACGTGAGCCATAGTGGGGGCTTGTTTTCGTCTTCCATAGGAGTTAGTCCTTAAAGGTTGAAGAAGATCGCAGCGCCGAGCGCGATGCCGAACACGAGCGCGACGGTCCAGTCTAAGATTAATTCGATCATGTTAGTCCTTTCAATAAGTGGCTTCGCCGTACTGTTCAACGGTTTTCTTGTCGCGCATCAGTTTGATGTCACGTCGATTGAACGTATGCAACGACGGGAACGGCCACCCATTGGTGGCCGGTATTCTGACGACGTATTGACCGTCTTCTACGCGATCAATAACGCCGACGCCCTTCGGCGTCGTCACGCGTGTGTCGGGTTTCATGGTTGGATTTGAGGGTAAACGGTGAACACGTACCCAAGGTTATCGAGTGTTGATCCGGCTATTGATAGCGTTTCGGTTAGTTGATCGGGCGTGTACTTTTGCAGCAATGCGCGGGCTGCCGACGCGTGCCTTTCTTCACAGTTGAGCGCATGGTCGAATGGCACGCTGGCAGTCCAAAGGGTTTTGCTATCGCGTCGGACAGTGGCCTTGATGCGCGAGCCCTTGGTGTTAGTGGGGCCGATATACTTAGTGTGGATTGCAATGGGCATGATTGATTGTCCTTTAGTTGATTGGATTAGATGGCAGCACAATACTTGCCCCTATGCACCCGCTCTCACGGGCGCATAAAGTCAAGCACTAAGCGGCTTTCGTTACTGGCGCACTCAATTGCTCATTCGCCCACGAAGGTATGGTTTTACCCTCGTCGGCGTCGTATATGGGGCGCAGGGGCATGACTAGGCCGATAAAGTTTTGCGTCGCGTCGATCTTGACGAGCGCAGTTGATGGACCGTTGTAGGCGACGTTAATAAGCCCGTTTTTGCTACCGAGCAACTTTGACGCCTTTGAAAACTTTTCAAGCAAGTAGGGCTGAAATTGCGCGGGCTCACCTGATAGCGTTTTGGGCATGATGCGTTGAACATCGGGAAACTTTCCGTCGATTGCTTTGAAACTAACGGCCGCACCCGTTATCGCGCCAATTGTGCCCGTGATGCCGTCGGCCGTTTCGATAACGACGGTATCAACGTTTTTTGACGCGGACTTGATCAGCTTGATCACGTCATTAGGGATGATCATCTCAACGAAATCAACGCCCTCGTTTTGTTGCTCACTTTGATGGATACCGAGCGCGTGCCCGTCGGTAGCGGTTAGGCGCGTTGCGGTAGCGGTTGCTGTAACTTGGACACCGATTAAGTAGTAGCGAACGTCCTTATCGGCTGAGAGTAGGTTAACGGCTTTAAGGGCTGACAGTGTGGTGTAGATTTTCATGATTGTCCTTTAGTTGATTGGCGTGGATTGATTAGCAGAGATGATTAACGCCTAAGCGCTTTGCAGCTTCGTAGGCTTCGCGCGTTTTTGCTTCGATGAGCCGTTGACCGTGAGCATTAGCGAAAACGCTGCCCAAGTAGCGATCTTCCTCACGCAAGCATTGTTCATAACGCGCGACGGCAGCTTTTTGTTCCTTTGTGAGTCTAACTTTTTTCATTGGCAATCCCCTTTACGTTGTTTGAGCCTTCAGTGTAAGACATTGTTTTGTAGATTGCAAGTTATGGGTCGAATTGGCAATTAAATTTTATAGCGATGGCAATCGAAAATGGGAGAATTGCCAATCGGCGGCGCTTGTAAGCGCCTGATTCGATGAGGCTTTCTCGGCTATTGGCAAAATTGTCATCGTTTTTTTGAAAAAAAGAGGGGGGGTGATATGTGTTAGTCGGCGTCGACTTAAAAAGGCTGACAATTTTGCCAATATTGCCAAAGCCCGAATCGAGGGCGCCACGTCATCGCGCCCTCTCTTTGCCGGTTTTCTCTCCAATCATTGGCACTTTTGGCTATGCAAAACAAATTGCCAAGATTGCCAAACATCAAAGGGACTTTGGCAATCTTGGCAATGGCAAAACCAATTGCCAATCTTGCCCAAACTGCCAATGTCACACCAACCCCGACCCGATCGACCACGCACCAGGCACGCGCCACCAGGCATAAACCGTTATACCAATCAGATCAGTCATCGTTCTGTTTGCTAGATCGCTTTTTGCAGTTGGCTTTTTGCTGGCGAAGCCCCCCCCAGGGCCGACGGCCTGGCCGGTCAGGGCCGGTGGGTCCACAAGAAATTTTTTTATTTTTGTTAGCGCTTGCGCTCATTGGCACAAGAAATTTTTTTTATAAGTTTCCGCGCCCACTAGCCAAAAGTATTAGAATCTCTTACGCTTAGGTCATCTTGGTAAAATTGTCACGCTATGTTTAAGAGCCTACCCCTCACAGTCCGAACGATTGAAGCGACAGAAGCTGTACTGGAGCGCATATACGACGCTGCGTATCTTGGCTTGAAAGAAGATTCGCTGGCGTTAGCGGCAGGGTTGTTACCTGTAGAGTACCGGCTACTTAAACAGCATGACAAACTTGCCGAGATTGCCGAACTCAAGGGACGCGCAGATAGTGAGCGCGAGCACAGCCAGCATATGTTGAACGCTGCGCGTAATGGCGACGCTAAGGCAGCGCTAGAGATATTGAAGCACACGCATGGTTGGGTCGCCAAGCAAGCCGTTAGTATTGAGGTCGATCAGCGCATTAGTGTGATTGACGCGCTACGTGCTGCGGAAACGCGTGTGGATGAAGGTAAAGTGATTGATGTAACACCAAGTGAAAAGCTAACCCATGCAAAAGCCGATATACAGTCCGGAAGACGAGCAACTGCTGATGACGCGGTTGTGGTCCCCCGCGATTAAAGACGACCCTGAAGCGTTTGTATTGTTTGCGTTTCCGTGGGGTACTCAAGGTACACCTCTTGAACATCATAGAGGGCCAAGAAAATGGCAACGCGATGTACTAAGAGAAATTAAGCAGCATATCCAAAAGAATAAGACAGTCACCGCGTTTGAAGTTTTTAAGATGGCTGTTTCATCGGGCCGTGGTATTGGTAAGTCGGCGTTGGTGAGCTGGATTGTGCTTTGGATGATTACGACTAGGATAGGTTCTTCGGTCATAGTGTCAGCCAACTCAGAAGCCCAGTTAAGGTCTATTACATGGGCTGAAATAACTAAGTGGCTTGCTATGATGATTAACAGCCATTGGTGGGAAATATCAGCTACTCGAATCACACCTGCTAAATGGTTAACAGAGTTAGTAGAACGCGACCTTAAAAAAGGTACAAGATATTGGGGTGCAGAAGGCCGTCTATGGTCGGAAGAGAATCCGGATTCTTACGCTGGCTTACATAATTCAGATGGTGTTTTATTAATTTTTGATGAAGCATCAGGCATCCCCGATGCTATTTGGGATGTAGCTCAAGGCTTTTTTACTGAAAATACACCCCACCGATTTTGGGCTGCGTTCAGTAACCCGCGACGCAACACGGGGTACTTTTTTGAGTGCTTCCACGCCAAGCGTGACTTCTGGCACACAAGGCAAGTGGACGCACGAACGGTCGAGGACACTGACAAGCAGGTGTATCGTCAGATCATTGAAGAGTACGGTGAGGACTCAAGCCAGGCGCGGGTTGAGGTGTACGGTGAGTTTCCATCAAGTGGTGACGACCAGTTTATCTCGCCAAGCCATGTGGCTGACGCTGCCGCCAGACCTCGGTACAAGGACGAGACCGCGCCGATAGTGATCGGGGTCGATCCGGCACGAGGTGGGGCGGACTCGACAGTGATCGTGGTCAGGCAAGGGCGCGACCTGACGGCGATCCATCGCTACCACGGCGAGGATACGATGACGATCGTAGGGCGCGTGATCGACGCGATCGAGCAGTACAAGCCAACGCTCGTGGTGCTCGATGAGGGCGGGCTAGGGTACGGTATCTTAGATAGGCTGCACGAGCAGCGCTACAAGGTCGTGCGAGGGGTGAACTTCGGATGGAAGGCGAAGAACCCTGTGATGTACGGCAACAAGCGGGCCGAGTTGTGGGGGCTGATGAAGGAGTGGCTTAAGACGGCGTCGATCCCTAACGACAGAGCGCTCAAGTCTGATCTAGTTGGGCCTACCATAAAACCTAATTCGTCGGGTACAATTTTCCTAGAGGGCAAAAAGGAAATGAAAGCCAGAGGGTTAGCATCGCCCGACGCTGCTGACGCGCTGGCGGTGACGTTTGCATTTCCGGTCGCGCACAGGCAGTATGTTGAAAAGCGAACAAATCGCGCGTATAACGCCAACGGTGTAACCACATCTTGGATGGGTGCTTGATGGCAAAGAAAGGCGTGTCACTATCAGTCGGACGCGGTGAGAAGCTACCCGTATCTAAGGGTGCGGGGCTGACGGCTAAGGGCCGTGAGAAGTATAACCGCGAGACAGGTAGTAATCTTAAGGCACCCGCACCGAACCCTAAGACCGAGGCAGACAAGGGGCGCAAGGCATCGTTTTGCGCTAGGATGTCTGGTGTTGTTAAGAACGCTAAAGGCGACGCCGAGCGAGCTAAAGCATCACTTAAACGATGGAAGTGTTAATGATGGCTACTAAACCTGGACTATACGCAAACATTCATGCTAAACGCGAACGCATTGCTGCGGGCAGCGGTGAGAAGATGCGTAAGCCTGGCACTAAGGGCGCCCCTACAGCAAAGGACTTTCGTGACTCGGCAAAGACTGCCAAAAAGCCGATGAAAGGAAAATAATGCCACTCGTAAAATCAACCAGCAAAGAAGCCTTCCGCAAGAACATCAAGGCTGAAGTTGCCGCAGGAAAACCGGTGAAACAATCAGTAGCGATAGCGTACGCGGTAAAGCGCGAAGCTGCTAAAAAAGCACCGACAACAAAGAAAAAATAATGGCAACGCTTAAACAAGATCCTACAGGTATCGAGGGCGCAGGTAAAGTATCTGCACGCGGTGGGCCGGACCAGAAAGACCACCGCGACACGTTGCAACTGATGCGTGATCGGCTGCGGCAGGCGATCGGTGCGTACTCGGAAAGCCGTGAGGATGAGTTAGATGACTTGCGATTCATGGCAGGCTCGCCTGATAACCAGTGGCAGTGGCCGCAAGATGTATTAGCAACACGCGGCTCGGTGCAAGGGCAGACGGTCAACGCCAGACCGTGCCTGACGATCAACAAACTGCCGCAGCACGTAAGGCAGGTAACCAACGAGCAGCGCCAGAACCGGCCAAGCGGCAAGGTCATACCCGTCAATGATCAGGCTGACGTAGAGGTCGCTGAGGTGCTCGATGGTATTGTGCGGCACATTGAGTACATGTCAGACGCTGACGTGGCCTATGACACGGCGTGCGAGAACCAGGTAACTTATGGTGAGGGCTACATTCGTATCCTGACCGATTATTGCTACGAAGATAGTTTTGATCAAGACATTAAAATCGCTCGCGTACGCAATAGCTTTAGTGTCTACATGGACCCGCTGATCCAAGATCCGTGCGGTGCGGACGCTGAGTGGTGCTTTATTACCGAGGACATGCTCAAGGAAGACTACCAGCGCATGTACCCTAACGCTGCGCCGCTGTCATCGATCATGGCGCAAGGTATTGGTGACCAAGACATCAGTCAGTGGATCACAGAAGATACGATCCGTATTGCTGAGTATTTCTACATCGCGCACAAGCGGGAAACGCTTTATTTGTTCCCTGGCAATAAATCGGTGTTTAAAGGGTCTGTCGAAGACGCTACGCTGCGCTCGATGGGGCTAGTACCCATACGCGAGCGTCAGGTAGACCGTAAAAAAGTCATGTGGATGAAAACCAATGGCTTTGAAGTGCTTGAAGAACGTGAGTGGGCAGGCAACTGGATACCTGTCGTACGTGTAGTGGGTAACGAGTTTCAAGTTGACGGTCGTATCTTCATTTCAGGCATCGTGCGTAACGCCAAGGATGCCCAACGGATGTATAACTACTGGACAAGCCAAGAAGCTGAAATGCTTGCGCTTGCCCCCAAAGCGCCATTTATTGGGTATGGCGGTCAGTTTGAGGGCTATGAGTACCAGTGGAAGACGGCTAACACGCAAAACTGGCCGTATTTAGAGGTCAATCCAGACGTTACAGACGGCGCAGGATCGATTCTGCCGCTGCCACAACGTGCTGCACCACCTTTACCTCAAACGGGCCTCATACAGGCTAAAATGGGGGCTTCTGAGGACATCAAAGCTACCACAGGCCAGTACGATGCAAGTCTGGGCCAGGTGTCAAACGAACGTTCTGGACGTGCTATTTTAGCAAGACAAAAGGAATCTGACACCGGTACGTACCACTATGTGGACAATTTAGCGCGTGCTGTGCGCTACGTGACCCGTCAACTGGTGGATTTGATACCAAAAATCTACGACACGCAGCGTATTGCTAGAATTGTTGGTATTGATGGTGAAACCAACATGGTCAAGATCGATCCGACTCAGCAAGAGCCGGTCAAAAAGATCATGGATCAGACAGGCGTGGTGATCGATAAGATCTACAACCCATCAGTAGGCCGTTACGACGTAGTGGTGACCACAGGCCCAAGCTATATGACTAAGCGTCAGGAGTCGATGGACGCCATGTCGCAGATCTTGCAGGGCAACCCCAATTTGTGGGCCGTGGCAGGCGATTTGTTTGTTAAAAACATGGATTGGCCTGGTGCTCAAGAGATGGCAGCACGGCTTCGCAAGACGATTGACCCACAACTGCTTGCTGATCAAGACAACGATCCAGCACTACAAGCGGCTCAGAAGCAAATGGAAGCAATGGCTGCTGAAATGCAGCAGATGCACGATATGCTGATGAACGTTAACCAGTCGATTGAGGCCAGAGACGTCCAAGTACGTGAATTTGAAGCTAAAATTAAGGCGTTTGATGCTGAAACTAAGCGTATTTCAGCCACAATGCCCGGTATGTCGATGGAGCAAATTCAAGATATTGTGATGGGCACGCTTGCTGCGGCGCACGATGCGGGTGATTTAGTACCTCCGCAGCAGATGCAAGGTCCGATCATGCCCGAGTCAGAAGGTATGGGGCGAGAAGCTGAGATTATGGCCCGCCAAGAAGAAGCTCAACAAGCCAGACCAATGCCTAATGTAGTACCACAGGAAAGCTAGCCATGAAATGCGCTGAATTTGTAGGTATGTTGTTTTTGGCCCGTGATGTTGCTCACTCTGTGCACTTAAACACACGAAGTTTTAGTAAACACATGGCGCTCAACACATTTTACGACGAGATTGTCGATTTAGCCGATAAATTTGCCGAAGCCTATCAGGGCAAACATGGTCTAATTGGCCCAATTTCATTGATGAATGCTGGTAAAACCTCTAACATCCTAGATTTTATGCAAGATCAAGTTGATGAGATCGAAAAAATCAGGTATGAAGTGTGTGATAAGAGCGAAACCGCGTTGCAAAACATCATTGATGAGATTGTGGGGCTGTACTTAAGTACAATATACAAACTTAAGTTTCTTGCATAAGGAACCAAGATGGAACTTCTTAACCCGATGGGTAAAACCGATTACCCGACCTACACAGCGACAGCCGGTGCTACGGCTGGCAACACGACAGCGTGGGGTGCAGGGCCACAAGGTGTCTTAGTGTGGTGCGATGTAGCGTGTTATGTTGAAGTTGGTGTGGACGCTGTTGCTACGACAGCCAGCACTGCAATCACAGCTAACACACCCATACCTTTTGTTGTGCCTTTGAATACCACTGGTGCTCCGTGGCGTGTTAGTGTTCTGCGGGTTGGTGGCACTGACGGAACCGCTTACTGTAAGCCTATTAACAAGCAATGAGTTACTTTGGCGTTGATCTTAGGAATTCTGTTGCTATAGGTCTAGGGGGTATTCCATCGTTATTTTCTGGCTCTAGGGATGTAACGCCACTTGTGGAAAATTTCATTATTCTAGAAACATCTGGCTATTTAGAGCAAGAAACAGGCACAGCGCCAAACAATTATTTTGAGTTGGAGTGATCAATGGCAAATTCCAAGATCTCCGCGCTAACGGATGGCAACCCAGCGCAATCAGGTGATGAGATCCCTATAGCGCGTGGTGGTGCCAACTACAAAATTACCGCCGGAAGCATTGCGTCACTTGGCGGCGATGTAGATGGCCCAGCTTCATCAACAGACAATGCAGTTGCTCGATTTGATTCAACAACCGGCAAGCTAATTCAAAACTCTGGTGTAACGATTGATGATTCAAACAATCTTACGTTGCCAGGGCAGGCCGATCTTCGGTTTGCTGATTCGGATTCCAGCAACTGGGTGGCATTTCAAGCGCCTGCCACGGTTGCTTCTAATGTAACGTGGACGCTCCCTAACGCTGACGGCACAAGCGGTCAAGTTCTATCTACTGATGGATCAGGAACGCTTTCGTGGGCAACGGGCGGTGGTGGCGGTGGCTCTGGTACCGTAACTTCTGTAGCTTTTAGCGCAGGTACCACAGGCTTATCAGTATCAGGTAGTCCAATCACAACGTCAGGCACTATTACGCTCGCGGGGACACTTGGTGTTGCTAATGGTGGAACTGGGGCAACCACACTAACAGGTCTTGTAAAAGGTAGTGGTACATCAGCGTTTAGCGCCGCAACCGCAGGTACAGACTATGTAGCACCCGCAGGCGCGTTTTCAGGTTTGTCATGGCAGTCTGTACAGACTACGGGATTTACCGCTGTTGCTTTTAGAGCTTATCCATGCAACACAACCTCAGCAGCATTTACCGTCACGCTACCTGCAAGCCCAAGCGCGGGCGCCCAGATTACGTTGACCGATTATGCGGGGACGTTTGGGACAAATGCGCTGACCATCAATCCAAATGGCGGCAAAATTTTTGGCGCAACAGCCAATCAAGTTATCAACAATCCGCGTGGTTCTGTCAATTTGGTTTACGTCGATGCTACGCAAGGATGGATCGCTGATTCGGGCCTTCTCGCTTCACCGTTTAGTTCTCCTCCACCATCTGCCGACTTTATTGTTGTCGCTGGCGGTGGCGGTGGCGGCGGTGGGTATGGCGGTGGCGGCGGTGCTGGAGGTTATCGCACTGGAACCAAATCAAGTATCACCACTGGAACAAGCCTAACCGTCACAGTGGGAGCCGGAGGAGCTGGTTCGTTATCTCGCGGAACAACAGGTAGTAACTCTGTATTTGACACCACAACTTCTGCTGGGGGCGGTGGGGGCGGTACGGTTGATCCGTCATTAAAAAATGGCCTATCTGGGGGGTCAGGTGGCGGTGGCGGCAAATATGGCGGTGATGGAGTTGGAGGTTCTGGTAACACGCCTTCAGTATCACCATCACAAGGTAACAATGGCGGTAACGGTAACGAAACAGGTAATACGGCTGGCGGTGGTGGTGGTGCCTCAGCTGTTGGTGGCACTGCGACAAGTACTAATGCCGGAAACGGCGGGGCGGGAACGGCCTCAAGCATTACAGGAAGTTCTGTCACCTATGCTGGTGGCGGTGGCGGCGGTAGCTCATCCGCCAAGATTGCTGGAACCGGCGGCGCAGGCGGCGGCGCAAACGGCATTAATTCAGATACAACACCAGCGGCGGCTTCTAGTAACCTAGGTGGTGGCGGTGGTGGCGGTGGCTTTAACGCAGGCACAAGCACTTATGGCTCAGGAAGTAGTGGTGGTTCAGGAGTTGTTATTCTTGCTTATCCAAATACTTACTCAAATCTTGTATCGGTTGGCGCCGGGCTGACTTGTAACGGAGCGGCTGGCAATACCACACCAGATACAACATCTCGCCCTGGCTATAAGGTCTACGCATTTACTGCCGGAACCGGGACAATTTCATGGTAATGCACGGTCTTTTTGCTCAGCCGGTCGGAATGTTTGATCGTGCTATTACTAACGATGAAAAAGCAGTTTTTATTAATCTGGAAACACGACCAAACACGGGCAATACAACGAGCGTTGACAACCTTGTTTTACGCCGTTCACAATTTACAGACCTTCGCTCATGGATAGAAGATTGTGTCGGTGAATATTTTAGAAATACTGCAAATCCTAAACACGATGTGAGCTTGCGAATTACACAAAGCTGGGTGAACTACAGTGAGCAAGGGCAATATCATCATAAACACGCGCATCCAAACTCATTAGTATCTGGCGTGTTTTATGTGCAGACCAATCCTGATGATCGCATCTACTTCTACCGCGCTGGATTTTCCCAGATTAAGTTTCCTGCCGCCGAGTGGAATGCTTGGAATAGTGAGTCATGGTGGTTTGAAGCTGTCACAGGAAGACTTATTTTGTTTCCTTCAAGCCTAGAGCATATGGTTCCAACAGTGCAAGGCGAACAGACTCGCGTGTCTTTGTCATTCAACACATTTCCCGTTGGGACAGTGGGTGAGGAAATGGATTTAACCGGATTGAAGTTGGAGGCTTAAATGGCTCACTACGCCTTACTTGATCGAAATAATGTGGTTGTCCAAGTCATCACAGGCGTGGACGAAAATGAAGGCATCTACGATTGGGAACTGTTTTACACTCAAGAAACTAGATTGCAAGCTAAACGCACGAGCTACAACACCATAGGTGGTGTTCATACGGCTGGTGGGACGCCATTTCGCAAGAACTACGCAGGCATCGGCTACACCTACGATCCAGTTCGTGACGCTTTTATAGCACCCAAACCCACCGAGGACGCAACTCTTGACGAGGAGACTTGTCAGTGGATAGTCTCTGTTTCTGTTGCTGTTGATTCGGTAGGTGCTGATTCGGTATAAATATCAAAGTAAGGACTAACCATGTCAACCATCAAAATATCGGCGTTGCCTAGTGGTAATCCGGCACAATCAGGTGATGAGATACCTATTGCTCGCAGTGGCACGAGCTACAAGATCACTGCCGGAAGCATTGCAGACCTTGGCGGTAACGTAAGTGGCCCTGCTTCTTCAGTAAACAACCAAATTGCTTTGTTCGCAGGCACGGCAGGCGACAGCCTTCAAGCAGCATCGACAACCGGTCTGTTAAAAGCAAGTTCAGGCGTTATTGCTGCGGCTGTGCTAGGTGTTGATTATGGTGATGTTAGCAGCGCAGATACGATTTCTACCGATAACGCGCTTGCAAGATTTGATGGTACGTCAGGTAAGGTCATACAAAAATCGGTTGCCACACTTAGCGACGCAGGGGCTTTAGCGCTTCCAGGAACAGCTAACACCTTAACGCTTAGTGGGTCGTCTACAGGCAATCCCGCAACGATTGCTGCAACCGGCACTGACACAAATATAGAACTTAAACTTACTGGCAAGGGTGCTCTTGGTGGTGTCTCCATCGGTACGGCTGACGGAACATCACTCTTTGCCTATACTTTTGGTGCGCCAGCAGTTAACTATTTTCAAGTTATAGGATCGCCAACAGGATCAAGCCCTTTGTTTTATGTCGCAGGGTCCGACAGCAACGTATCCATGTATTTTGGTACGCAAGGTACAGGTGTTATTGACTTTGCTACCAATTCTAGCGACAGACAGTTTCGCGTAGCGCATACCGGAAATGCTGTGAATTATCTTCAAGTTACAGGTGGTGCGTCTGGTAATTCACCTGCTATGTCTGCTCAAGGGTCAGGAACCAATCTTGATATAACGCTAACACCAAAAGGCACGGGTAATGTTAGTTTTGGAACGTACACAGGCACTATTTTAGCAATTGCAGGCTACATAGAGATTAAAGATTCTGGCGGCACTGTTCGCAAACTTGCTGTTGTAGCGTAAAGGACTTCATAATGGCAACAGTATTGACTTGGAAAATTGAATCGCTGCGGGTGATGCAAACGCCTGGGCCAAATACCGTGGTCTTGAGCAACTTCACGGTTAGAGGCGTTGATGGAGCGTTAACAGCCTCTGCAAACCATGCTGTTATGCTTAAACCTGCTGACCCAAACAACTTCTTGCCCTTTGATCAACTAACGCACGATCAAGCCATCGCTTGGACTAAAGAGGCTTTAGAACCTGCTGGCGTTTCATCGATTGAGCAAGAAGTGCAAAACCAGATTGACGAGCAAAAGCAACCTGTAGCGACTAAGGTTGATTTGCCTTGGAATTGACTATGCAGAATATCAAACTTGACCTAAATATTAACGAGCTTAATAGTATTTTGAATGCTTTAGGTGCCATGCCTTACGTGCAAGTGGTTGCCTTGATTGACAAACTCAAAGTTCAAGTAACGCCTCAAATCCAAGAAAAATCGGATCATAATGACGATGATCATGTGCGTTAAACAAAAGTTTAACGATAGAGCTGCAATAGGGAGTTAGCTATGTCCGTCTTTATTTCAGCGCTTGGTGGCGCGGCAGCACAGTTTTTTGATAGCAGCGGCAACCCTTTGACGGGAGGGCTACTCTACTCATACGCCGCTGGTACCACGACACCTCAAGCCACCTATACATCGTCAGCAGGTTCAACGGCGCATACAAACCCAATTGTGTTGGACGCAGCAGGACGCGTTGCATCGGGCGAGATTTGGGTAACCGCTGGTCTTAATTACAAATTTGTACTAAGAGACAGCGCGGGCGCGTTAATTGGAACCTATGACAACCTAAGCGGTCTTAATGGCGTAGATGATGCTTCGCAAATAATTTACGACCCACCGTTTACAGGGGCCGTAAGCACCACGGTCGAAGCAAAGCTAGAGCAAACCTTATCAGTGCTGGATTTTGGCGCTGACCCAACCGGTTCGACTGACTCAACAACGGCCATCCAAAACGCCATCGATTACGCGCAGTCTAAAAACGGCGGCATCATTTTGTTCCCTTGGGGTACTTACAAAATATCGTCGCAAATTAACATCACCAAATCAAACGTGATGTTGCAAGGCTACGGCGCTAACGGTATTCACGATGGTGGTACAGGCGCTTCCCCAGCAACCACGATTGTTTGGTATGGTGGTGTTTACGCGGGGTCTATGTTCTCGTTTTACACGGTCCAAAGCGCGTCAAACGCAAAGATTAACGGCGTTGGCCTAAGCAATATGTACCTTGATTGCTCAGGTACGTGCTCGGGCGGTATCAACATCATTTCCATCAATAATGGGCGTTTTGACCACATCAACATCTTGCATCCAACGTATGCAGGTGTCGTAATAACGAATTACCTCGCAGGCCAGCTAGCAGAACCTGCCGATAGCCAACTGAATATTTTTAGCAACATTACTGTTCGCTGCTTAGACCTGCCCGCATGTATCAACGGCAATGGGTTTATTTTGGCAAGCAACGCGCCTGGAACCGCAGGTGGTAATACATCGTTTAATACATTCTTGTATTGCCAAGGTCAGTTTATTGATGGCACTGCGTTTTTGCTTACTGACGCCGATAACAATAACTTGATCTCTTGTCGGGCGTTTATTTCCGGCACCGGTAAAGGTATTGACGTCCAAGGCTACGGCGACAGCAATTATTTCTACAACTTTAGTTGTGGTGGATCGCCATCTAAGATTTTTATTCGCGGTATTGCTAGCGGGTTTGCTGTTGATTCAACAAACAATTGCTTCTTGTTTCCTGACCAAGGTAACGGTACAACTTACCCGCAACTTGACGCTGGATGTAAAGTCTATTGGACAGGTTCTGACGGCACGACCGTCAAATCAAGAAACACACAAGCTGTTATCACGGACTCAACATCAAACATAAACGCAGCACAATCGAATCTTGGTCTTGCATCTTTGATCATTGATAACCGATCTGCTGCTGGTTTTAGAGTCACAGATGGCACAAACGTTTGGGGTATTAACCAAACCGGCGTAAACGGCGATTTGCGCTGGTCGTGCAGTAATGGGTCATCTAAAGTTGACTTTAATAACAACGTCTTTGATAACGCGTTTTCTTACTTTCCCAACGCACCGACGACAGCATCGGCGGCTAACACGTTTCTTGACAACGCCGACAACAATCGTCTGTTTCGTGTCACATCTTCGGCTAAGTACAAGACAAACATCGAAACGCTTGAGCATCAGTACAGCGATGCGTTGTTACAAGCCAGACCTGTTTGGTATCGAAGCAAGTGCGAAGCAGACAAGAAAGAATGGTCTTGGTACGGTCTGATTGCGGAAGAATTGGCGCAAATTGACCCACGGTTGGTTCATTGGTCTTACGCTGATGATTGCTACAACATCGTTGAAATGATTGAAAAAGACGGATCAACGATTAAGACTAAAGTATTGAAAGATGACGCGCAGTTAACGCCAGAAAGCGTGCAGTACGAGCGTATTAGTGTCTTGTTGTTAGATCTGATTCAGCGTCAGCAAAAACAAATTGACGACTTAGAACTTAGGCTTTCTGGTTTAGGTGCTCACCCTCTATGAACCAAATACTAAAGTTTTAATTGACATTTAATGTAAGATTGCCCCAGACTTAAGTTTAATTACCCGTACTGGCCCGGTAGACCAGGGTTCCTTTGGAACGAAGATGACTGAGCAAGTTCAAGAAGCCTTAGCGGAAGTAGAATCCGCGCCAGCACCCGAGGTGACGGCCACCACGGAAAGTGCACAAAATGCGCCGGAAGCAGCTGAACAAGCGTCCGAACAGTCTGAGGAAAAGCGTTACACCCAGGCTGAAATAGATGCGATGATCAGCAAACGCCTTGCAAGAGAGCAACGCAAGTGGGAGCGAGAGCAGAAGCTGAGGGCCACAACGCCCAATATGCCGTCTGGTGATTTACCGACGCAAGATAGTTTTGCGACAACCGAAGACTACGCGGAAGCGCTAGCCGAACGGAAGGCAGCAGAATTACTTGCACGACGTGAAGCAGAACGACAGCGTGCCGAAGTTCTTGAGGTCTATCACGAACGCGAAGAAGAAGCGCGGTCTAAGTACGAAGACTTTGAACAAGTCGCGTACAACCCCCGTCTTCCAATCACGACAGTGATGGCCGAGACGATTCAAGCCTCTGATATTGGCCCCGAGGTGGCGTATTACCTTGGATCTAACCCAAAAGAAGCTGATCGTATTGCCAAGTTGTCGCCTTTTTTGCAGGCAAAAGAGATTGGGAAGATTGAAGCTAAGTTAAGTGAAAATCCTCCTGTTAAAAAATCGTCGAGTGCCCCAGCGCCGATTCAGCCTGTCACTCCTCGGGGTGGCAACGCAAGAGTTTTAGACACGACTGACCCACGTTCGATAAAGGAAATGTCAACGTCAGAGTGGATAGAAGCCGAGCGTCAAAGGCAGATTAAGAAATGGGAAGCTCAGAACCGAGTCCGCTAACTTTTTAAAAAGGAATTGTCATGGCAAATAGCCTACTTACCATTGACATGATTACCCGCAAGGCGCTTGAAATCCTTGAGAATAATCTTGTCTTAACCCGTAATGTAAACCGTCAGTACGACGACAGTTTTGCTGTCGAAGGCGCTAAGATTGGTTCAACTCTGCGTATCCGCCTCCCGGACCGCGCTCTGGTTACCGACGGTGCCGCGCTGCAAGTTCAGAGCGACAACGAGCAGTTCACCACGTTGACTGTTGCTTCGCAAAAGCACATCGGCGTTAACTTCACATCTGCTGAATTGACGTTGCAGTT